TAAATTAACAAATTCTATTATGACAACAATTAAAAATTTTTCAGATTTCGTTTTCGAAAACTATCCACTTTACAGAATTGAAGAGTTTCGCAATGGCACAGCTGCTCTTTTAGGTTTTAACAACTTTGCAGAGATAGAAGAGCTTGCAAACAAGTTTAAAGATGATGAAACTTTCATCGAAATTGCAGAGTTTGAAACTAAACCAGGAAGAGATATTAAATATATTGGACACGAAGTTGCACCCTTTGACCTTTACACAAAAGCACTTAATGGTGAGTTCTGCAATGGAAAGCACATCGAAGAAGTAGGCGAAGACAAATTTTCTGTAACTTGCGACGGATGCGATGAACCTTTCGCTATCTATGATAAGAAGAGTGTTGACTATGAGTTCGATGGAACACGCAAGCAAATAGGAATTTTATTCACTGTAGAAGACTAAAAACAAAAGGGGTGGTGAAACATCCACCCCTTTAATATTAACCACGTAAAAC